CCCTGACTGTTGTATCATATAGATTGAGTCTTTCCCTCTAGATAGAGGAGGCTGCCGCCTATTTTATAAAAACTCCTCGTTTTTACGCCCGGCTTTCGCCACGAGAAGCCCCACAATGTGGGAATAAAGAAGATAAAAGAGTACAAAGAAATTTTATGAAAGAAGAAATATTTTTGGGAAACTGGTTAAAATAAGAACGTGTTTTTGTTTAGGATCGGCAAACCCAGGGCTATGAGAACCCACCTGAGGACAGTGAAACTAAATGGTAATAGATGAATCTAGTGGTGTGATTAAGAAGTCGACCCGAGATGTGGGAATCGCAGTACTGCCGTGTTGGGTAGCCTTCACAACAACCGTATCCTGATCAGCCTTGAATATAACCATCCAAGTAGCGATAGCAGAGTTCGTGGTATTATTTGTGAACCCGGGATATACACTAGTGTTGTTGTTGAATCCTAAATTGTTCGAATAGGCATTCAATTGAGTGGCTCCAACTAGTGAGTACGTAGATCCTATGATTGGTGCTGGCGCCCCCGTCAGAACGTACGTCACGGTCAACGAGTACGTGTTTCCAGGAATCATGCTTAAGGTGATCTCGCCTGACCCGTCTCCGGTACCCGTGATGGGCACCATGGTGGAAGGGTCTAGCTTGAACACAGACTTCAGCATACTGGAAGTTACAGTGGAATTATTGGGCAGTTGTGGTACACCAAAGGGTAACGTGGTGCTAGCATTCATCATCTTCAACTTGATGCTATGCACATCACCACCAAATGTCGTTGGTATGTGAGGTTTGATCAACTCTACACAATAGGATATCCATAGCTCACCAGCTACGTATGAGCCGGACATACCACTAGTGGCGATACTAAAAGTGCCTAAATTGGCAAACCTTTGATCACTGCCGTTTGGTATGTAGCTCTGGATAAACATTTCAGACAAAGGTGTCAGCTTGGTAGCACACTCAACTCCATGTAACATAGACTGACTAGGTTTACAAGACACCGCAAACTCATAGTTTTCCATCTCCTGTTTGGATTTGAATGAAGTATTATAAGGGTCGTACTGCGTGGCCATTATGACGGATCCAAGAGCAGCATTATTGGAATAGTCCGTACTAGTAGATCTAAATTCCATGATACAACCGTGTAGCTTATACTGTTCAAAGTTTTCAGCTAAGTTGGACAACCAAGGGAAGAGTTTGTGGTTGCCGGGATTGATAGCGAAATCGGTAACTTTGAAACTAGACGAACCAATGACATCACCAACAAACTCCCTATGGCAGATAACATTAGCCTGCTTATTGCTTGCGAATTGAGGAATCTGCTTGGGAGAAGTGAGGACATTGTATCTAGAGTTATCCGAAATCTGGTAATCACCGGAACCAAAGATCGAGCCAATTCCAGACCCGAGCCATCTACCGGCTGCGCGCCCAAGTGGCCCGAACATTCCTCCGAGGTGTCCGCCAACGTCTGCGAACGGTGTGTACCCTGCCTGCTTCTTGGCTTTTGGCCTGGCATTTTGTTTCTTGGGTTGTGATGAGTTGACAACCTTAACTGTGACCTTAGGTTTCTTGTTGTTTTTATTTTTGGTTATAATTTTAAATCTCAAATAAGTACTGTAATACGCAAATAGATGTATGGGATGCCGCTCTATCTAACGGGACTGTACATCTCCTAGAACTAACGTGGATCCGTGCAGTATCTCGGCATTTTGTTTAGCACCGTAACGGTTTTGGTCCTTAACTAGGAAACCCCATAACCCTCCCATACTAATGAAGGGTCGCAATACCTTCCATCCTTGCGATCTAATACGTCAAATGGTGCAAAATAAGGAGTGTGCTGGCGATAGTAGTTCTCGATCTCAACTTGAAGTGCGGGTGTTATGCCAAAAGCTAGCCAGTAGCTATACCTGGTCTTTTCGTGGATGGGTTTGTACTTCCTGTCCATGCCACGTGCCAAGATCTTTCTTCCATTGATCTCGTCAAACACCCCCTTCTTCTCTGCTCGGCCTCTTCCTGCTCGTAGAATACTTGCATAAAACTCCTGGAAAACTGGGATTCCACCCGCCAAAGCTAGGCCAGATGATCCTACGGACGTCATAATGCTCTCATAATCAGCCTGAGAGCGCACAGTGAAAACGGAGCAGTCCTTGGCGCGGCCTTTGAAATGGTCTCGACACATAACCCATCCTTCCTCTGTCCAGATTGGTTTCGTTTGACAAAACTCAACCCTTTCAAAATCATAGACAGGTTCTTCTTGTGTCATGTTGAAGCCCATATCAAGGAACCAATCGGACAATCCGTTCAAAAAGTGTTTAAGGTCCTTTCTTTCCATAATAACAACGCAATCATCACCGTTGTTAGCTAGGGTGGCCTTTATCTTCTTGTACTCTATATAGGCATACACCATTAAGCACATTAATAGACAATTGCCACACCCAGTGTTCATGTCACCAGACATCCGGCATCCGCATAACTTACACTTCAGCTTTCCATCCGGGACGTTGCAAAATATTTTATTAACCAGTTGGTTGTTCAACAACCATTGCAAATATACCCGTTGCTCTTTGGTTAAATTGAGTATTTTCAGCCACACAGAGTGTTCGAACTTCAACGCTTCGTGGGATACGTGCTGATCAAACCGGCTGGCATCCAGTCCCACAGCAACAGGATCTTTAAACATGTCCCACTTTTCCCTCAACACTCTACCTTGTTCTAACGCATTCATTCCCTTCATGACGGTAGGATGACGGAACAATCGAGCTATGGCCTCATAAACTGCCTTTTCAGCAGCTTGGATGTAAGGTCCCAACTCGACGCAAAACCTTGGTCCTCTGGGGGATATACCTCTCGGCACAGAGTCCGGCTTTGCAGTCAGATTCGTATTCTCCGCTTTCACGAAAAAAATCCACATGCGCATCTCTCTTAGTTAGTGGTTTGGTTTCTAGCGATTTCAATGCGTTCTCATACATTGCCCTTCGACGCGGCCCATAACGACTCAGGAATTGCTCCTTTGTCATGGGGATGGGTTTATAAGACAATTTTATCAAACGTTTTCGAATATGTGCTAGTCGCCTCTCAAATATTCCTACCCGCGGTTGTGGGGGTCTACACAAACAACCGTCTTTTCCCTTTACCATCAAAAGCCACTCTGCCATAGCGCGCTCTGCATTAACGAAATTGTTGTCAGGAATAACGTTGCAGATTGGAGGTCCCATTGATGGGAATTTGACGTTAAATCGTGTTTTGACGCGTTTTGAGGTAAACCGGCTGAAGCTCAATCTAGATGGATCACGATATTTCGTCCTACTGCACGTCCACCCTTTCAGCACGGCCACCTTTGCCTACCTGTTAGAGATGCCAGAACCTCGTCCAGCACCGCTAACCCACCATTGGAACCTAGTCCACCACGAATCCGTATTCCTAACACTATCGTCCGCCCACCGACGACGTTCCTTGAAGTACATAGAGTTAACAAGTTTGAGATAATCAATTTCGCCGTCGCTTGGTAACCAGATTGCTGCCATACATCTGTTCATGGCATCATGTCTGTCGCTTAGGCGCATATTTCGTTTCTCAAATAGTTCTCTAAATTCCCTTCTGAACATCATGTCAGTGGCTTGTGTATAGGGCAGAATACCGTGTCGGTACTTGAGTTCAGCTACACACATCCGTTCGAAGGCACCGGTAACATGTCCTTCAGAAAATTTTTTCTTCTGCTCTGCCAGTCGAGCTTTCTTGAACGGTGTGTCGCAATCATCCTCAGAAACTAACTCATCCACAGTCAGTTTCAGGTGGTTGGTAGGAGGAGAGCCAATATCCGGCTCTCCTAGCTCCGATTCTTTTGAGCCCGCAATCAGTAGTTGTGGACACGGCGAAGAATCTCGGTTTGGATATGCATCCGCACTTTGTATTTCTTCGGTCCGTACCGCAACATCCTTGCTTGCGTTCTCAACCAGAGTGGTCTTTCCCTCAGTGACCTCCAGAACAACCTTAACACTACCAAAGGTAATGTATCGGCTTTCAGACTGTCTGACACTGGACACCAACCCAACAGCAGCTTCATTGAGTGAGCTCTCATTGCTGCATTCCACGAGACCATCATCCACGGGCTCTCGTAGTAGGGGTTCCAATTCTTCATCCGTGGCCTTATTCTTCTTGGTGAACGATCGCTGGCACCACACGGCACAGTGGTACCAGCACCATCGAAAGCACCTGCCAATGAATCGGACTCCCCGTTTGGTGTGTTTCCAAAAGGTAGCCATACTCCGTTTCCTCCTAATCGAAGCCAGCCTACTTTGTATCTTCCTGTAGGCTTTGGACGTTTTTGGTGGGAGGCATGGTCTAACTACCAATGCCCTTTGATCCTCAACCCATCCGCTCTCGGTCTGTAATAAATGTTCGCTTCCTGCCACGCCCCGTTCCATCCTAGACAGCAAACTTGCGGATTCCTCCTCTTCCACACTGCTAAGGCGTAGCCTGCTCCGTTGCCGCGGTAGCATGCCAAAACACCAAAGTGATGAGTAGAGGAAAGCCCATGTCAACACAAGGGAACTTAGTACGATCAATATTATGATTAGTACGTGCCCAAACTCTGACGCATAATGTTTAACGCTTTCGACAAACGGCTTAAAGCCGTGCTCACTCGAGCTCATGTCTGTTAACTTGATAATCATTTTGTCAGGGTTTAATATGTGCTAACAATGGGGGTCAAGATAGTAATTATAATGGGCTACTA